CCCTTAAGGCAAGCCTCGCATAGGCTCCTATAATAAACACGATTGTTTTTGCGGTAATTTATTGCTGCCGGCTTTAAACCGCACTTGCATAAAGGTCTCATACAAATATTTACACCTTTTTCATACCTTTTCTAGGGTGTATAACCTAGCCAAAATACCAAAATCCACTAAATACATTAAGAATTGTATTCATGGAGATTCTAATATGGCTCAACTCAGTTCACCAGGCGTATCGGTTTCAGTAATCGACGAGAGTTTTTATACACCTGCCGCACCAGGCACAGTCCCGCTAATTGTTGTTGCTTCCGCTGAAGGTAAGCAGAATAGCGCAGGCACTGGCACAGCACCAGGTACATTAAAAGCTAATGCCGGCACAGTTTATCTTTTAACAAGTCAAAAAGATCTTGGAGATACTTTTGGCACACCAATTTTCAAGACCGATGCTAACAACAATCCTGTTCATGCTGGCGAACAGAATGAATTTGGTCTACAAGCGGCTTACAGCTTCTTAGGCGTTAGCAATCGTGCGTATGTAGTTCGCGCAGATGTCGACCTAGCCCAGCTAGATCCAACAGCAGATGCACCAAGCGGTGAAGTAGCAGACGGCACTTTCTGGTTTGATACATCAAGCACACTATTTGGTATTTTTGAATGGAACTATTCCAAGCAAAAGTTTGCAAACATTGAACCAATCGTTATTACAGAATTAACTAAAGTAGAAAATGATGGAACAACACCAAAAGGTTCTATTGGTGCAGTCGGTGACTACGCAGTTGTATGTTTAGCTGGTAACGATGCAGACGCAGTTGTTTGGTTTAAAGACCCATCACAAGGGTGGGTAGTTGTTGGTTCAGGTGACTGGGCAAGTACTGGAAAAGCATTCCAAATCAGCAAACACACCCAAGTTCCTCAGTGGAAAACTACTGGAGGCAGCGACGAAGTTCAGGGTAGTGTCTGGATCAAGATCACTACTCCTAACCTAGGTGCTCATTATTTTGTTAAGCGTTACAATGAAGCAACAATGGCATGGGTAGATCAAACTACTGGAATTTACATGACTGGAAGAGAAGCATTAGTTGCTTTAGATCCAGCCGGTGGCGGTATTAACCTAGCAGTCGGAACAACATATGCTCAATATGATGTAATGGACGATGGTACTGCACAATTTAGTATTTTTGCTAGAAACAAATCAGGCGCATCTTCATTATCTCAAGTAAGTGCTTTTGCAGCTGGTAACTATTCATTTGTTTTAAATGAAAGTGTAGCAGGCGAAACTGCTTGGCATTCTTCTACTGCAATTAATTTTACAATGACTGGCACACCTGCAACAGACGCAGAGACACTAGCATCTGCTATTGCTAATGCAAAAGATAGCGGCAACAACACAATGAAAAATATTAGTGTTGAAGTCGGTGCAACAAATCTTGTTACCATCTATCACAATGCAGGCGGAGAAATTGCACTTACAAACTTAGGTAACTTTACTAATAAGTTCGGTACTAATCCCGTAGCAACCAATTGGACACGTTTAATTACTGGTGATGCACTAGCACAAATTAGTCCTACTGCTCCAGTAGATATTCCAGCAGACGGACGTCTATGGTACAACAGCATCATTGACGAAGTTGATATTATGGTTCATGACGGTGACAAGTGGAGTGGATATAAAAACTATTTCACAGGTACTGATGCTTTTGGTCCTATCGTTTCTGCCTCTCGCCCAACAGTTAACAACAGTGGCACAACACTAGCGGCAAACGATCTATGGGTAGACACAAGCGATTTAGAAAACTTCCCAAGAATTCACAAGTGGAATGCAAATGATCAAAAATGGGAACTAGTTGATAACAGTGACCAAACAACAGAAGATGGAATTTTATTCCATGATGCACGTTGGACTGACGGTGGTACTGATGCAGGTGCTGCTGCAAGTTCTATTAAAGACTTGTTAGTAAGTGACTTCGTTGACCCAGATGCACCAGATCCAGCACTATATCCACAAGGCATGTTGCTATGGAACTTACGTCGCACAGGTTTCAATGTTAAGAAATTTGTTAAGAATTACATTGATCCAACAGCAATGAATCACAGAGTTAACAATGAGTTAATGACTGATTACTACCCACACCGTTGGGTAAGTGTTGCTGCCAACGAAGAAAATGGCGCAGGAACATTTGGTCGTAAGGCACAACGTAAAGTTGTTGTACAGGCCCTACAAGCTCTTGTTAATGCTAACCAAGCAATTCGCGATGAAGAATCACGTATTTTCAACCTAATGGCTACTCCAGGTTATCCTGAGCTAATTGGTGAAATGATTAGCTTAAACTACGATCGTGGCTTAACAGCATTTATCGTAGGTGACACACCAGCACGTTTAACTCCAGATGCTACAAGTATGGCCAACTGGGGTAACAACTTAGCAGGTGCTCTTGAAGATAATGACAAGGGTGCAGTTAGCTTTGACGAGTACTTAGGTATGTTCTATCCATGGGGTTACACAAGTGACAACATTGGTAACAACATTGCTGTTCCTCCAAGTCACATGATGCTAAGAACAATCGCATTAAACGACCAAGTGGCTTATCCATGGTTCGCACCAGCAGGTACACGTCGTGGCGGAATTACAAATGCAACAGCCGTTGGTTATATTACCAGCGAAGGCGAATTCCAGTCAGTTGCATTTAACACTGGACAGCGCGATACATTGTATGATGTTAAGATTAATCCAATTACTTTCTTAACAGGTGTCGGTCTAGTCAACTACGGTCAGAAGACTCGCGCTAAGAACGCAAGTGCTTTAGATCGTATCAACGTAGCACGTTTAGTGATTTATCTACGTCGTCAACTTTCTCAATTGGCAAAACCATACGTGTTTGAACCAAACGATAAGATTACACGCGATGAATTGAAAGGTGCAGCAGAAAGTTTATTACTTGAGCTAGTAGGTCAACGAGCATTGTACGATTACATTGTAGTCTGCGATACAAGCAATAATACACCTGCAAGAATCGATCGCAATGAGCTATATTTAGATATTGCGATTGAACCAGTTAAGGCAGTTGAATTCATTTACATTCCACTACGCCTAAAGAACACTGGCGAAATTAAAGGTCTATAATAATTAACGGAGCAATAAGATATGGCAATCGCAAGTTTATCAAAATTCACAGTTCCACTAGCATCTGACCAAAGCTCTAGTACACAAGGCTTGTTAATGCCAAAGCTCAAGTATCGCTTTAGAGTGATGTTTGAAAACTTTGGAGTTACCAGTCCTACAACAGAACTAACAAAACAGGTCAGCGAAGCTGCTCGTCCTAACGTGCAACATGATAACCAAACTATCATGGTTTACAACTCAACAATTAACTACGCAGGTCGTCCAAAGTGGAATACATTTACAGTTAAGTTACGTGATGACGTTACAGGATCAGTCAGCAAGCTAGTAGGCGAGCAAATGCAGAAGCAGTTTGACTACTTTGAGCAGTCAAGTGCAGCTTCAGGCGGCGACTACAAGTTCTTAATGCGTATTGAGATGTTAGACGGTGGTAACGGAACACATACACCAGCAGTTCTTGAAACATGGGAATGCTATGGTTGCTATGTTACACAAGCTAACTACAATGCACTAAGTTATGGTGCTCAAGACATCATGACAATTGACTTGACTATTCAGCCTGATAACTGTATTCAAACACTAGGCGGCGCAGCAGCTCCTGCTGGACGTCTACAAGGAACAGCGGCTACATCAGCTGGCGCAAGAGCTTAATAAAATTGGCTCACTTAGTGGGCCTTTTTTACAGGTTTTCATTAACTACCCAGTTAATACATACTGATAAATATTTGTATGGCCTTTACACCTACTACTGCTCTAAAATCTGATCCAACAATTTTATTGAGGGATCCGCAACACGCCGCACGACTGTTTACAGACGATCAATTTCGATTAGCCCCTAAACAGAAATTCCTATTCCATGTAGCCTTTAATATTAATGAAGCAGCTTGTAAAGATATTAATCTAGTACAACGTCACAAAAATGAAATAGGAATGTTAGTTAAAAACATTGACCTTCCTGGATTCGATGTTACTGTAGAAACAGTTAATCAGTACAATAGAAAAAGAAAAGTACAAATAACACACAAGTATAAAGATATAACAGTGGCTTTCCATGATGATAACATGGGTGTAATAAATCAATTGTGGCAAAATTATTATAGTTATTACTATGCAGACAGTAAAAGTGCTGGAGTAGGCGGAGCATTTGCAAAAACTGCAACTAAAAATTTTAATAGCATTGTAGCCCCTTATGGACTAGACAACGGTAGTGACAGACCATTTTTTAATTACATAATTATCTATCAAATGGCTCGTCACGAGTTTGTAAGCTATAAACTAATTAACCCGGTTATACAAAGTTGGAGTCATAACAAAGTAGATTACTCGTCTGGCAACACACCACACGATAATGCGATGACTTTGGGATATGAAGCTGTAGAATATAATGTAGGTGTAGTTAATTCTCAAAATGTTGTAGGATTTGGAACAGAACACTACGATCAAACACCTAGTCCATTAACTGGTGGTTCAGCTAATAGTGCTTCTCCTAGTTTTAACGATAGTGCAGAATTATCCACTAAAGCAGCAGAATTTTATTCTAACTCTTACACTAGTATAAACACATATCAAAATACACAACAAAAAAATATTGCAGGAACTAGTGCCCTTAGTGTTGTTGCTACTGCTCAACAAGGAGTAAGTGGTGTTGCAGGCGTAGCATTTCCAACATCAGCTAAAGCTAACGTTACTCCGGCAACTGCAATTAAATTAGGTTAAGAATATGCCAATAGTTAACAATCTTCCTACAAACCCAGACGATGTCAAAATGTTTTTTGACAAATTCTTTGAACATGAAATTACTTTCCCTAGCAATCAAATAGACGCAGTAGTAGGATTTTTTTTAAAAAATGATTTTGATATTGACAGCGCAAGAAGCACAAGTATTATACTGTTAAATCAAGCAAGACTAGATAATGTAAATGTTTTAACATTAATCGACAGCTTAAAAAAACTAAGTTCAATTCAGCTTAGTCAA